CTGAATAAGGAGAATAGCAATGGCACTATTAGAGAGAGTTTCAACGCTTGTCCGGGCAAACATCAACGACCTAGTGGATAAGGCCGAAGATCCGGAGAAAATGATTAAGCAGGTGATCCTCGACATGGAGAATCAACTGCTCCAGGTGAAAACGCAAGTCGCGATTTCAATCGCCGACCAGCACGTACTCGAGAAGAAGCTCAAAGAAAACGAGGAGAACGAAAAGCAATGGGTGCGCCGGGCGGAGATGGCGATCGATAAGAAGGACGAGACGCTGGCCCGCGCCGCATTGGAGCGCTCCATGAGTTACAAGTCCATGACGGCCAGTTTTCAGCAGCAGGTGGACGATCAGCGGACGCAGGTGGAGAATCTGAAGAGCGCACTGCTGAAGCTGCAGCAGAAGCTGGCGGAAGCCAACTCGAAGAAGGATGTGCTGATCGCGCAGCATCGGCGGTCGCGAGCACTGGGCAAGGCGACGGATGCCGGTATGTCCATCGGCGACAAGTCCAACGGCGCCGCATTCGAGCGCATGAAGAGCAAAGTGCAGCATTCCGAAGCGGCAGCGCAGGCGAAGGCCGAACTGGTAGCCGACTACGACGTGGAGAGCAAGTTCGCCGCTCTGGAAAAACAAGACGAGCTCGACCGTCTGCTGGCCGAACTCAAATCCAAACGCCAATGATGAGGAGACATAGCCAAGCTCCGCTTTGTGGATTACTTATGACCTACGACGCGAAGTTCGACTGGTGGCTGGCGGCAGTGATTGCGGCAGTCATCGTGCTCCTGGTGGTAGGCGGGAATTACTGGGTGGGCGGCCCGGTGCTCGGCGTGCTGCTGCTCTCGGCCTATCCACAAACTTATGAAACGACGCCTTCGGGTCTTGTAGTGCGCGCGGTGTTGGGACGGCAGTTGATACCTTACCGGGTGATGACTTTTGTCGGTCCCAGCGCCGCGCGTGTACGGATTCGGTACGGGCTGGGATCGGAAGTGGTGATCACGCCGGCGCAGCAGGAGAAATTCCTAGCCGATCTGGCCGCGCGCACACCGCATCTGAGCCGTCAGGGAGAGGCTCTCGTCATCGACTATGCCTGAACCGATCCATACCGATTCGGCCGGCCTGGAAGCCGGGTTCGTCAAGATTGCGGTGCGGGATGCGAACTGCCGGCCTACCGCGCGATGCCCTCGGGTGGCGGCAAATGCCCGGTGGTCCTCGTGATTCAGGAAATCTTCGGAGTTCACGAGTATATCCAGGACGTCTGCCGCCGCTTCGGCAAGCTCGGATACATGGCAATCGCGCCGGAGTTGTATGCGCGGCAGGGCGACCCATCGAAGGCCAAAGACTGGCAGGAGATCCGCGAGCAGATTGTGTCCAAGGTTCCCGACGAGCAGGTGATGTCGGATCTGGATGCGGCGGCCGCCTGGGCTGAGGCCGACGGACATGGCGACATGTCCAAGGTATTTGTAACGGGTTTCTGTTGGGGCGGGCGGATGACCTGGTTCTACGCCGCGCACAATCCGCGGTTGAAGGCGGCGGTGGCTTGGTATGGAAGGCTATCGGGGGTGAAGGATGCCTTGCATCCGCGGCAACCGCTGGAAGTCGTCGGGGAATTGAAGTGTCCGGTGCTGGGTCTCTACGGTGGGTTGGATAAGAGCATCCCGCAGGATCAGGTGGAAGCGATGCGCGCGGCGGGGGCGAATATCGTGGTCTATGCGGATGCGGACCATGCGTTTCACGCCGACTATCGGCCTACTTACAATCAGGTTGCGGCACGGGATGGGTGGCGGCGGATGCTGCGGTGGTTTCAGCAGTAAGGTTTTGAGAAAGGCGGGCGAGTTGGAACCTGCCCCACGTCAATAGTTTAGAAGCTACTGCCCTTTCTTCAGTACTCTCTCGCTTTTTTCAATCACAAGTTTTTGAAATATTTCCACCTTTTCGTTTCAATGGGTTAACGGTCTGACTCTACCGTTGAGTCGAACGGCCGATGTTACCTTCGAATTGGGAAGAGGTTGTGGGCTTCGCAAGTTTTTGCGAGGCCCTTTTTTATTTTCCAGGAGCGGGAATGACAGAGTCGAAGAAAACGTTGAAGACTCCCACCAGTTGCACGAAGTGTGCGCGGTGGCAGGAAGTAAAACGGCAGATGGGAATTGCCCGGATTCTGGAAAGCGCCGTGAAGAACTTCGAAGCGAAACTGGACGACCAGAACTTTACGCCGACGGTGGCCGAGTATCTGAAGCTGGTGCAGATCGAGCAGGAATACGAAAAGGAGCTGAACCCTCCAGAGGAGATACGAGTGACATGGGTGGAACCGACGACAGAATCAGAGAACTCGAAATAGTTTATAAGCCGCTGCCGTCGCAGAAACGATTCCACGACTGCACCAAGAAATTCAAGGGGTTCTCGGGGCCGGTGGGCAGTGGAAAGAGCCAGGCGTTATGCCAGGAAGCGATCCGGATGGCGTATCAGAATCCAGGGCGAACGGGTTTGTTGGGAGCCCCCACCTATCCGATGCTGCGGGATGCAACGCAGACTACGCTACTGGAAATTCTCGCGGAGAACCGGATCGCATTCGAGCACAGCAAGGGAGAGAACACGCTCACGCTGAAGGACACGCGGTCGCGGATTCTGTTCCGTCCGGTGGAGGATTTCGAACGGCTGCGCGGCACCAATCTGGCGTGGTTTGGCTTGGACGAGTTAACTTATACGCCGCACGATGCCTGGAACCGGATGGTGGCGCGTTTGCGGGATCCGAAAGCGAAAGTGCAGCGGGGCTTCGCGGTGTGGACGCCGAAAGGGTTCGACTGGGTCTATAAGGCATTCGTCATGGAGAAGACGAAGGAGTATGAGTTGATCCAGGCTCGTCCCCAGGAAAACACATACCTGTTAAAGCATTCTCCGAGTTACTACGACCACTTGAAAGAGTGCTACGACGAAACGTTCTACCGGCAGGAGGTTCTCGGCGAGTACCTGAACCTGACAGGCGGACTGGTGTATTCGGCCTTCGCGAGAAGCCAGCACGTGGCCAAGCTGGAACTCGACCCGGGATCGAAGCTGCTGTGGGCGCTGGACTTCAACGTGGACCCTCTCAGCTCGGTGGTGGTGCAGGTGGATCGCGGCGTAGCGAAGGTAATCGATGAAATCGTGATTCGGAACGCGTCGACGAGAGATGCTTGCGAGGCGTTCGTGGAGCGGTATGGCAAACATCGGATGCCGGTAGAGGTCTTCGGGGACGCGTCGGGATATCAGCACCGGACCAGCGGCGATACGGACTACGACATCATCAAGGAGTATTTGCACATGCACTCCACGTTGCAGGTGAAGTTTCGAACGCAGAAATCGAATCCCTCGGTGCGCGAGCGAATCAACCTGGTGAACGGCCGGCTGAAATCTGCATCGGGGGAGTCGAAGGTGCTGGTGAGTGAGAAGTGCAAAGAACTGATCCAGGATTTCGAGCAGGTGGCTTACAAGGAAGGCTCGGGGCAGATCGACAAGGACCGGGACCGCATGCGCACGCACATATCGGACGCTTTGGGATATCTGCTGGTCGAAGAATTCGGGAAGGCCGGTAAAATCGGCGAGCAGCAAAGGAGGATGTTTTAATGATCGAGACCATCAACCGGGAACATCCGGAATACATCGCGCGGAAGACGATGTGGAAACAGTATCGGGACTTATATGCGGGCGGCGAACAGTTACGGCATCGCGCGGCGGAATACCTGATGCGGCGGCACAAAGAGCCGATCCAGATTTACGAGGAACGGTTGGGCCGGGTGTTTTACGAGAACTATATCGGGTCGATCATCGACTGGTATGCGGCGACGCTGATGCACCGGGCGCCGTCGTTATCGCTCGATGCAAGCGACGCGGCGGCGAAGACTTTTTACAGCCAGCTTGCCGGCAACTGCGATCTGAAAGGGACGAGCCTGAGCGAGTTCTTCCGGCAGCAGTTCCGGCAGATGATGGTGTGCGGCAGCAGCTTCCTGGTTGTGGACTTCCCGCGCGGGAATGGAGCAGCGCTGACGCGCGCCGAGGAGGATGCCTCCGGACAATCGCGCGCTTACCTGACGGACTATGGCGCGGACGAAGTCATCAACTGGAATTACGCCGAGACGGGCGGCCTGGAGTGGGTGGTGATCCGCACGTCGTGCCTGCGACAGTCGAAGGTGACGGATGCCCAGTGGGAGACGGAAACGCGATGGATTTATTACGACCGAGAAAACTTCCGGATCTATCGGAGGGCCGGCGAGAAGGACCCGATCGAGCTCATCGACGAGGGACGGCACGGCCTGGCGGGAATTGGGCGCGTGCCGGTGTTCGAGATGAAGGCAACCGAGGGGTTGTGGTTGATGAACAAGGCGGCCTTGCTGCAACTGGAGCACTTCAATAAATCGAATGCACTCTCCTGGGCGCTGACCATGGGGTTGTTCGCCATGCCTGTCGTGTATTCGGAGAAGGAATGGCAGCAGGTGATCGGCGACTCCTACTATCTGCAACTCGGCAAGGACGACCGGTTCGGCTGGACGGAGCCGGAAGGCAAAGTCTACCAGCTTGCCGCCGACAACTTACTTCAACTGAAGGACGAGATCTACCGGGTGTGCTACCTGATGATCCAGGCGTCGGGAGGCAATGCGGGCCATCCCAATCAATCGGGCGCGAGCAAGAAGCTCGACTTCAATGCGACGGAGGAGGTGCTGCGCGCTTACGGCTCGATGGTGCGCGAAGCCATGAAGCAGGTTCTGTGGGCGATCGCGGCAGCGCGACAGGACACGGTGGAGATCGACGTCTCGGGTCTGGACGAGTTCGACATCGACGAGTTCGGCGGCGAATTGGACGACGCGAAGAAGCTGCTCGACCTGGGGATTGGCTCGGAGACATTAAAGAAGGAGGTGTTCAAGCGGCTGGCTCTCAAGTATCTCAGCGATGCACGACAGGAGGTGAAGAACGCGGTGGCGGCAGAGATCGATTCGGGAACGATCTCGCCGCCGATTGGCGTGGCTTAGCGCCGATCACGAAGACGGCGACAAATGGGACTCAGGGGCAGGTCGGTTGACCTGCCTCTTTTTTTTGAAGGGAGGTTTATGGAAGGCATCGACATACAAGGCATCGTGAAGCAGGCGGTACAGGAGTTCGTCACCAATGAACAGGCCAAGAGCGAACCCGCATACAAAGCGGAGCTTCAGGAGGAACGCAAGCGGCGCGAACAGATGGAGCGCCGGCTGAACGAGCTGGTGGAAGAGAACAAGCGCAGCCGCCAGGTAGCGGACGAGGCGGAACGCGGCTCAGCGGTTCGCGCCGAACTGCAGCGGCTGGGGGTCGCGAAGATCGACCTGGCATTCAAAGCCGTGCAGGACGGAGTCGCGCGTGGCACGGACGGAAGATTTATCGCTCGCGGTGAGAGCGGAGAAGTGCCGTTGAAGGAATACCTGGCGGCCTTCGTCAACGAGAACCCGGAGTTCCTGCCGGCCCGCATCGCGGGAGGGACGGGAATGACGTCCACCCTGAAGGCTCCGGCTTCGGGGGAAGAGGCGGTCAGCATCGAGCGGATCCGGCCGGGAATGAAAGCAGACGAGATGCAGCGCGTGCGTGAGGAGATCGTACGGGTGGCATCGCAGACCCTGAAGGGCCTGTACTAGAGACCGGCGCAGTCCGGCGAGATAGCCCTTTGGCAGGGCACAAGTGAAAAAGGAGAACGATTTTGGCAGCTATTACTTCGAGTAACGTCGCAAACGCGATTGTGAAACTGGTGGCGGCGGACGCATTGCCGGCCCTGGTGGGGAACCTCGTGATGGGGAACCTGGTGAATCGCGACTACGAACCGGTGCTGGCACAAGCCGGGGATACGGTGAACGTGCCGATTCCGCCCACCATGGTGGCAAACAACATCCTGGAAGGCGGCACGGTACAAACGCAGAACCCGAATCTGGGCAACGCACAGATCGTGCTGAACACGCACGTGGAAGCGACCTTTCAGATTCCCGACATCACCAAAGTGCTGGCGGTGCCGGACCTGATGAAGGTCTACATGCAGCCGGCAGTGGCGGCGATCGCAGAACGGATCGAGAGCGACCTGTTGAGCTTGTATGCGGGCTTCACGGCAAATACGCCGGTGGGCACACCGGGCGTGACCATTACGGAAGCCACCATCGACGCCGCGGAAACGGCGCTGTTCCTGGCCAAGGAGCCGCCACTGGAGCAGAAGTACATGGTGGTGGATGCCGCGACCTATTCGGCATGGCGGCAGATTCCACGATTCAGCGAGTTCCAGAACTCGGGCGAGGCCGGCTTGCGCGCCATTGTGGATGGGAGTATCGGGAAGATCAAAGACTTCTTCGTGTTCCGTTCGCAGCTGGTGCCGAAGACGGGGAGCAGCCCCGCGAGCACACACAACCTGGCATTCACCAAAAACGCCATCGGCCTGGTAGTGCGGCGGCTGCCGCAGCCTCTGCCGGGCACGGGCGCCATCGCGGAGTATGCCGAGTTGGGCAACTTCGGGATGCGGGTGCTGATGAGCTATCAGCCCAACACGCTGGCACAACAGTTCACGGTGGACGTGCTGTACGGCTGCGGAATCCTGCGAAACACGTCAGCGGTTCAGGTCAACACCTAAACGGCTGGGGAATGGGCGCCCGCTGGGGGACAGCGGGCGCTTCGTGAAAACAGTCGTGAACGAGAACAACAAAGGAGAACAGGCATGGATTTGACCGGGTATTACGAAAAGATTCGGGAAGCGAAAGCCAAGATCACCGATGAGTTTGCGGTGGTGGTGAGCAATCAGACGTCAGATGGCGGCAAGGCCGGACTGTGCACGGAGGTTCCGCGCGCAGTGGCCGCCCGCATGGTGGTGGACGGGGTGGCGCGGCAGGCTTCGGCAGCGGAGCAGAAAGCCTTCCGCGACACACAGGCCAAGGCGAAGAAACAGGCGGATGAGATAGCCGCGGCTGCGAAGGTGACTTTCCAGGTGCAGGCTCAGACCGGCACGGTCCAGAAAGGCTAACGGCATGGCACTCTTCACGGACGGACCACCTTCGAGCATCGAAGACCTGTCGGCGCAAGACGCGCAGCTTCTGGACGTGGCGAACATCGAAGGCATCGATGTTACGCAGAAACTGGCGCTGGCTTGGGACGAACTGGGGGTGCAGCTTTACACGCTGTTGAACCTGTTCGGCACGGCGG